GTGTTGGTAATTGGGGTGGCACGATTGATCCTGCTACAGCAACAACAGTTAACGAAGCCTTAGATGCATCGGAAACAACAATCACATTAACAAGTGCTTCTGCTTTTCCTAGTTCAGGTACAATTTTAGTAGATTCAGAACTTATTACATACACCGGTAAATCTACAAATGATTTAACAGGGTGTACAAGAGGAGCTTCTGGGAGCACCGCAGCAACACATAGTGATGGTGCTACAGCTACTAACACAACAGATTTTGGTGGATGGGGTGTGGCTGTCAAAGCTGATCAAGTAGAATTAGAACCAGGTTTATGGTCCTTAGACAACTTTGGTCAAGTATTAGTTGCAACAATCGCAAATGGTAAAACTTTTACATGGAACGCCGGAGCAACAACACCGACTGCAAACAGAGCGTCAACAAGCACTTCTAGTTTTTCTACTTCTAATAATCCGACAGCTTCTAGAGCTACTTTAATATCACCTACCACAAGACACTTAATTCACTTTGGAACAGAAACAACGATAGGAACAACTAGCACACAGGATGACATGTTTATTAGATTTGGTGATCAAGAAGATATCAATACTTTTATACCTTCAGCAATTAATGCAGCAGGTACACAAAGACTACAAGACGGAACTAAAATAGTTGGAGCTCTCAAAGCAAAAGAAACAATTTTAATATGGACTGATACAGCTTTGTATACCATGAAATTTATTGGTGCACCTTTTACCTTTGGTTTTGAGCAAGTGGGTACAAACTGTGGTTTGATAGGTAAGAATGCGGCTGTTGAAGTAGATGGTGTTGCTTACTGGATGAGTAATAATGGTTTTTTCTTGTTCGATGGTACCGTTAAGTCATTACCTTGTTCTGTTGAAGACTTTGTCTATGATGATATTGACTTAACCAAAGGACAACAAATTACAGCCGGTGTTAATAACCTTTTTACAGAAATTATTTGGTGGTATCCTGCATCAGGTCAAAGTTTTAACAATAAATTAGTTGCATATAATTATTTAGAATCTATGGGTTCACAAGTTCCTGGAGGTATTTGGTATACAAGCACAGAGGGACGTACTTCTTGGATGGATGCTAAATTATATCCAAAGCCTTACGCAACTTCTTATGGTTCTACTGATACCGGAACTTTTCCAACAATACAAGGAGTCACAGGATTAGGAGCTACTATTTATTTTGAACACGAAGTTGGTAATAACCAAATTAACACAGACGGATCGAGCACCGCGATTAGTTCTTTTGTACAATCTTATGACTTTGATTTAGAAGGACAAGGCACAGAAGGTGATAGGTTTTTATCTGTTCGTAGATTTGTACCTGATTTTAAAGTTTTACAAGGCACAGCTAAAGTAACGTTGGCCGTGAAACGTTTTCCGTCACAAGAAGATTCATCTACCGGGCTAAGTCCTTTCTCTATTACATCTGAAACAACTAAAAAAGATACAAGGGCTCGTGGTAGATATGTCAATATTAAAATAGAAAACGATGATATAGATCAAAGTTGGAGATTTGGAACTTTTAGTTTAGACGTGCAAGCAGATGGAGGCAGATAATGGCAAAAATAAATGTTAGAATACCAGAACCAAAAGAAGAATATGATACATCTAATCAAAAACAGATAAATAGATCTATAACAACTATTATAGAACAATTGAATTCTACGTTTTTAGATGAATTGAAACAGGAGCAAGAAAGATTTTCTTGGTTTATTAGTGGCTAATATATATAAAAACGCAAAGATAGATTTAACAACCACAAACAACACCGTTGTCTATACAGCTCCTAGTGGATCAAGAGCTATTATAAAATCTATTTTAGTTTCCGAAGATAGTAACAATGCAGATACTGTTACTTTAACAATTACAGACGCTGCGGACGCGGTATTTAGTTTATTTAAAGATAAAGCTATATCTGCAAAAGCAACAAACGAATTATTAACACAACCTTTGGTTCTTCTTGAAAGTGAAGTATTAAAGGCACAAGCTGCAACTGCCAATAGATTACATGTAGTTGTTTCTATACTAGAAATAAGCAGAGATTAAGGAGGTAAAAATGGTATCTTTTGTAGAAAAAGGCAAAACTGACGCGATAGTCAATGGTACAGTTATAAAAGACGTTGAAATAGAGACTGAAGTAACAGTCAAAAATCTTAAAACAAACGTCGAATATAAGTCTGACAAAGAAGCCGAGGACGATGTCAATAATCCAAGCACTGACACAAAACAAGAAGATATATCTAGAAGTGTCAATATAAAAGTGGCTAAATTACCAGATGTTTCATCTCAATCATAGGATGAACAGTTGATTTTTGAGTCAAAAAAAAGTAATGTATTTATGATAGATACTGGTAAATTATACGATATTACCGTAGCTTTCGGACTTTATAAGTCGTTTCCTCGCTATAAAGATCACACGTTCGAGGACGTGCTAGAACACATCGCCCCGTCCGTAGATCTGAATCAATACAAGATTCACTATAAAAAGGATCTACCTTTTGCTTTTACGAATTGGGCATTTTTAAACAAGGATGCAGAGAAAAGATTTATGACAACCGCAGAATTAAACCCCGAAGACTATAACAGTGGAGATATCCCTTGGCACATTGATACTATTTGTTTAGGTAGTGTTAAAGATATTATGAAAGAGACTAAAGAATACTTTACTAATCTATTAGGTTATAATAAACCTGTAAAATGGCTACGTGTAAATGATGATGGAGTTATCACAAGAATTGTAACTAGATATACAAAGGAACATTATGGGATCAATAAGTAAAGCTATCAAAAGAGTCATACCAAAAGAAATACAACCTATCTTACCTATCGCAGCTTCTATGTTTGGTGGACCTCTTGTTGGTTCTCTTTTGCCTAGTTTTGGAACTGGAATAGGAGCATTAGCTCTTAGACAGGGTTTAGCTTCTGGATTAACTTCTGCTGGTGTTGATTTATTAACTAAAGGTAAAGTTGATCCAAGGACAGCGGGCATAGCTGCTTTAATGGGCGGTGGTGGACAATATTTTAAAGGAGCTGGAGAAACAGGTAAATTTTTTGGAAAAGAATTAGGTGAAAAGGCAAAAACAGCTTTTACTGATGCAGGAACACTATTGGCGCCAACAGAAATAAGTGAAGGTGGAAAATTTCAATTAGCTTCCGGAATACCTGAAGATGAAGTTTTAGGTAGTCTTGCAAAAAGTGCGGGCACCGCTGCAACAGCAGGTGGAACAATAGCCGCGTACGACGCAGCAGAAAAAGCTCAAAGAGAATATGACGAAATGATGGCGGGCCGTGAAGCGGACGCTGCAGCCGACAGGCAATCAAGAATAGATTATATTAGACAATACATGGGAATGGCAGGCTTTAGTGATGCTGAAATAGACGAAGCATTAAAAGAAGAAGGTTATCAAAAAGGTGGTCGTGTTGGTTATAGAATAGGTGGTGGTCCTGTTAAATCATTTATCGCCAAGTTATTAGGCGCTGAGCCTAGCGAAGAAGTTTTAAACAAAATGTTTGAAGAACGTAAAAAAGAAATATTTAACAGCATGTTTGATTCTGAAGCGGGAACCGGTGTTTATTCAATGAAACAAATGCAAGAGGCTGATGAAATGGCTACTAAACAAGCCATGCAAGAATTAGAAGAGTTTAAAGAACGTATTGGTATGGAGATGGAAAACCCACCCGAAGGTTCTGTGAGTGATAAGATAATTAATCAAATTATGGAACCTCGAAAAGAGGGTCGTGTTAAAGAAGCATATGGTGGACGTATTGAGTATGCAGATGGTGGCACTGATTATTCTCCTACTATTCCTTTTGGTGGACGAACTAGTGAGTTTTTTTTAAACGCAAGCAAAGAAGAAAAAAATAAAAAAGATGCTAGACCAGGATACGGCGAAGAAAAACGTTCTAAAACAGTAGGAGATATAATAGATCCTGATAGTATTTTAAGATTTCTTTTTCCTTTTGATAAATTTCCTAAAGGTAAAAAAGAGATGATGAAAGAATTAAATAAACTTTTAGATGAAGCAGAGCGTGAGAATGAAAGAGATCCAGAAAATACAGCAAGAAGGACTCCTAGCGGTGTTCGTGTTGATGAAGCTAGGGCTGAAGGTGGACGTATTGGGTATGCAGAAGGTGGAGGTTCCTCTTCTACTGAACAACAAAAAAGAGAAAATTATTTTGATTTAAAAAGAGATGAGTTTATGTCCTTATCTGAATATTTATTAAGTCCTATGTCAGATGCTGATTTAAGAAGTGGTAAAGCTGAAGGTGGTATCATGAACTTAAAAATGGGTGGTATGCCTACTGAAATGGATTTACGAGGTGGTGGTTTTGTACCCATTGGTGCAAAAGAAAAAGCCGATGATGTGCCTGCGAGATTATCTAAGAACGAGTTTGTCATGACCGCCGATGCAGTGAGAGCTGCAGGTGGAGGAAGTGTTAACAAAGGGGCAAAAAGAATGTATGATTTAATGAATAAATTGGAGGCTAGAGTTTAATGTCGGAACAAACAACGATAACAAAACCTGCTCCTTTTATAGAAGCAGCCGGAAAAACATTAACATCAAGGTTAATGCCTGTATTAAATCCTGCTAACGCAATAGATACTTCTTCTTATGCTCCCACAGTGGCTGCACAAGATCCTCTACAATTACAAGCTGTTCAACAAGCTTCAGGATTAGGTTCTTTTGAACCTTTCTTAGCTCAAGCCGGTGCCGATGCCACAGCAGCGCAACAACTTACAGGGCCACAAGCTTTTCAAGAATTTATGTCTCCGTATCAACAAGAAGTCATTGATACATCCCTTGCAGCCTTACAAAGAGAACGAGACATTGCAAGGCAACAAATAGGATCTCAAGCAGCGCAACTTGGTGCTTTTGGCGGTGGTCGTCAAGGACTACAAGAAGGTGCTTTTGATGCAGAAACAGCTTTGGGTAAAGCTCAATTAGAATCACAATTACGTCAACAAGGTTTTCAACAAGCACAGCAAGCAGCGCAACAAGGTTTTGCTAATCAACAAGCATTATCTATGCAACAACAAGGACTAGCTCAACTAGCTCCACAATTAGCGCAACAACAAATCACAGGATTACAACAATTAGGTCAAGGACAACAATTGCAATCACAAGCTATTTTAGATGCTCAAGCACAAGCAGCAAGAGAAGCTGCTTTTGAAGAACAACAACGATTAGGTTTTGTTGGTCAGCAGCTAACTGGATTGATTGGTGGATATCCTGCCCAAGCAACTTATCAAACAACCGTGCAACAACCCCCTAGCCCACTACAAAGTATTTTAGGTATTGGTGGAGGTATTGCCGGTATATTAGGAGCATTGAACACATAATGAGTAGAACTTTAAGAAGACCTATGTTTAGAGGTGGCGGCAAGATCGAGAGCCGCGGAACGGGGATTACATCTGGACTAGACGATAGACCAGGGTATCAAGATGGACCAGGTCCTAATATTATGGATCAAGTCAAATCAGAATTTGACGAATTGCAAGCATTAAAAGATCAATTAGGTCTTTATGATCAACCAGAAACAAAAACAACCTTTGGTTTAACAAGACCAGAGCTTCTTAATCTAGCAGCTAGATCTTTTGAATTTGCTAGCAAAGGTGGTGATGAAACTTTTGGACAAAAACTAGCTGGGTCTGCTTCAGACGCTCTTGGTGATATATCGACAAGCATGTTGACTAGAAAAGAAAAACAAAAAGAACTTGATAGAGAGAAAAAATTATTGCAAGCGGGGGATATTGAAACTCTATACGCAGCAGCAAAAGACGAGGAGCTTGAAAGAATTAAAGCAGATGCAGATTTAAAATCAAAAACATACAATGTTGAAATTGAAGATGCTTT